ATGGTGCACTAGCAGCAAACACAGGACTAGTAGCTAGTGGTATAATAATTTCAAATCTTACACTATTTAAAAAAGATTTTAAAGATATAATTAAAAAAATACAAGGCCAACTAGGTAGTATTGATGGTACTGTAGTTTTTTTTAATGAAGAAATTAATAAGTTATCAAATCCTTTAAATCAAGGTATAGATGCTTTAGAAACAGGAACCCAACAACTAAAAGATTTAAGAGAAAAGTTTTTAGTTAATTTTGAAAATTTTTTAGAACAAACCCTTACTGAGGATGATTTAGATAATCTAGGATTAGATAGAAGCAATATTTCAGGATATTTTGAAAGACAACCTAGTGGGGGGAATGGGGAAAAAGAAGACCCAACTAGCACAGTATTAGCAAATACTTATGGAACAGGTGAAGGAAATGAAGGTAGTACTAGTTTAGTGTATAAAGGGTTTAAACGTTAATATTTATTAAAAACTAATAGAAATGAAATTAAATGCATTTGAAAAAATTATTAGAAAAGTTGTAAGAGAAGAAATCGATTACGCATTAAGACGTGAAATAGCGTTATTAAAGGAAGAACTATCAGGTGTAAAACCTGTAATAGCAGAAAAAAAAGAAAATAAAGCAGCAAAAGCTGAATTCAGACAAAAAATTCAACAACAAATGCCTTCTTTTAATACAGGAAATGGAACTTTAGATTCATTATTAAATGAAACAGCAATTTCCCCTTCTGCTGAAGAAGTATTTAATGCTAATGATCCTGTTAATCAATTTTTGAATAAAGACTATAGTGGAATTATGGCTGCTATGGATAAGAAAAAAGAACATTTTAGACCCTAATGGCAATAAGAATCCGCAAACCTATAAGAATAAATCCAGTAGATATAAATGAAAAAACTGCTGTAGGGATTCGTTTACCTTTTAATAGGAAAAGGGTATTTACATTAGACTATACTACTAAAGATCATGTTAAATCTAAGTTATTAAATGTATTACTAACTTCTCCTGGAGAAAGATTAAACCAACCTTTATTTGGAGCGGGTTTAAAAAATAGATTGTTTGAACAACAAACAGAAATAGCGGGTAACGATTTAAGAAATTATATAATTCCTCAAGTAAATCAACACGTACCTGAAATAAAAATAAAAAATATATCTTTAAAAGATGGAGGCCTTCAAGGCCATAAATTATTTGTTACAATTAATTACTCGTTAATAAATAATGATGAGGAAGACTCGGTAACTTTAAGTTTTACTAATAATGACTTTGAATCTAATTACTAATGGCATACTCAAACAGCAATACAGGAGATAAAACTATAAATTACCTTAATAAAGATTTTACTGATTTTAAGGACGCATTAATTAACCTAGCTGAGGTATATTACCCAGAAACAGTAACAGATTTTACTGAAGGTAGTCCGGGGACAATGTTTATAGAAATGGCATCATATATAGGTGATGTACTTTCTTTCTATACAGATGCTCAAATACAAGAAACTTTTTTACAATATGCTCAAGAACGTGAAAATATTTATGCTTTAGCTTATAATTTAGGTTATATACCTGTTGTTACTAATCCAGCTTCTGTAGATTTAGAAATATTTCAGCAAATCCCTGCTACTGATGATGGAGAACCTGATTATGATTATGCTTTAAGGATAAGAAAAAATTCATCATTTTTACCCAATAATAATAGTGGAGTAAGTTTTTTAATCCAAAATGATGTAAATTTTGCATTTAGTTCTTCTTTTGACCCAACAGAACAAACAGTATATGCTACTGTAGAAGGAGGTACGCAACCAGATACTTACCTTCTTAAAAAGAACGTTAAAGCAATTAGTGCTGAGGTTAAAACAACTTCTTTTACTATTGGTAATGCTGAAAGGTTTAAAACCTTATCTTTAGATGATTCTAATATAATAGGAATTCAATCAATTGTTGATTCAGATGGAAATGAATATACAGAAGTCCCTTATTTAGCCCAAGAAACTATTTTTGAAGAAGTCCCTAATGTTGAAGCAAGTGATCCTAATTTAAATCAGTATGAGGGACAAGTACCTTTTTTATTAAGAACTAAAAAAGTATCTAAAAGATTTGTTACAAGATTTTTATCCAATAAAAGATTAGAAATACATTTTGGAGCAGGAGCTACAAGTGGTGATGATACTACAATAATACCTAATCCAGATAATATAGGTTTGGGAATAAAAGATGGAAGATCACTACTAGATAAAGCATATGACCCTTCAAACTTTTTATATACTAAGGCTTATGGAGAAGTCCCTTCAAATACTACATTAACTGTAACTTACTTAGTAGGGGGAGGAATTAATTCTAATCAAAATGCTAATACTATTAATAGAAGAGACTCCATATTAATTACACCTCGAAAAGGAAACTTAAATAGTGGGCTATTAAATACTATTAAAAATACAATAGAAAGTAACAATCCACAACCAGCTACTGGAGGTGGTCCTGGTGATAGTTTACAAGATATTAGATTAAATGCAATAGCTAATTTTTCAGCACAACAACGAACTGTTACTAAAGAAGATTATATGTTTAGATCTTTAGCTATGCCTCCTCAATTTGGTAAAGTAGCTAAAACATATATAACACAAGATACCCAAATATCTTTAGATACTAATAAAAGAATTAGTAATCCTAATGCATTAAATTTATATACTTTAGGATACGATCCAAGAGGAAATTTAAGCCCTCTTTCAGAAGCTGCTAAAATAAATTTAGCTACTTACTTAGAACAATATAGAATGCTTACTGATTCTATTAATATTAAAGAAGCATCTGTAATTAACTTTAAAGTAGAATTTGATCTTACAGTAAGATCTGGTTATTCAAACGATCAAGTATTATTAAATTGCGTTAATAATCTTAAAAACTTTTTTGACATTAAAAATTGGCAAATAAATCAACCTATTAATATAGGAGACGTAATTGGGAGATTATATAACGTGACAGGAGTACAAACAGTAAACAATATAAATTTTGAAAATGTATTTGGTGAAAATTCAGGCTATTCTAAATTTAAATATAATTTAGTCGCTGCTACTCAAAATAATGTTATTTATCCTTCGCTAGATCCTAGTATTTTTGAAATCAAATATCCCAATAGTGACATTATTGGTAGAGTAACTATTTAATATTATGGCACATTATTTTTTATTCCCCGAAAAAGATACAACAATATTCTCTCATCCTACGAGAGCAATACTTAATACGGGTATTGATGAAGTTTTAACTATTCAAGATGAAGAATCTAACACAGATTTAAATTTTTATCCTAGTAGAATTTTAATCCAGTTTAAACAATCCGAAATTAATGATGTACTTCAAAATAAAGTCCAATCTGGTCTTTTTAGTGCAAGCCTTAATTTATTCCAAACAGAACATCGTGAATTAAGTGTAGACCAAAACCTTGAAGTATATCCTATATTTGGATCATGGAATAATGGAACGGGAAGATTCGATAATATTCCTCAAGTATCTAATGGATGTTCTTGGTTATATCAAGATGCTAGTCCCCAAGCTACTACTAATGATTCATTTGGGTCTAAATGGCCTACAGCTTCTGCAGATATACCTTTAGGAGCTACTGCTAGTTTTATAAAAGCTTCACCTGGTGGAGGAGTATGGTATACTGGTTCGGGTTTTGAGGTAGATAGAACTTATGGTTATAATGATGATCTAGACTTATCTTTTAATATTACAAGTCCTTTATTAAAACATACTAGTAGTAGTTTATTTTCTGATACTTATCCTAATGGTATAACTAATAATGGTTTCTTAATTAAAAGAAGTGATTCACAAGAATTTACAGCTATAGATGATGGAGAATTAAATTTCTTTTCTATGGATACTCATACTATATTTCCACCATTTTTAGATATTTCTTGGGATGATTCGATATATGATACGGGTTCTGCCACAAATGATAAAGTTAAATCAACAGGAGAATGTTATGTTACTTTAAGAAATAATAAAGAAAAATTTAGAACTTCTGAAGAATATAAATTTAGACTTAACGTAAGAGATTTATATCCTACAAGAAAGTTTACTACAACTTCTAATTTTTTAGATGTTAAATATTTTACTAGTAGATCATTTTATTCCTTAGTTGATTATGCTACTGAAGAAGTATTAATTCCTTTTGGCGAAGAATCAAAGCTAAGTGCCGATGCAGAAGGAATGCATTTTAAAATATATATGAATGGTTTACAAGAAGAAAGATACTATAAATTATTATTTAAACACGAAAATAATGATGGTATTCAGGTTTATGATGATAATTATTATTTTAAAGTAGTTAAAACATAATGGCATACGGATACACACCACCCCCAACTTCTTTAGCTAGTAGTAAAGGAGATTCTGGAGTTCAAACGGGCGAAACTCAAACAAAAGGTCAATCTGGAAAATCACCTGCATTTGATATTAGTAATTATGAAATGCCTGATGTACCTACATCTGTTCCTAGAAATCTTGAGGGAGAAATTGTATTTCAAAGACAAATTTTTAGTAATTCAGGTTTTAGAAGAAAAATAGATGTTAATTTTAATGAATTAAATAATAGAAAAGAATCTGTAAATATAGATGATTTTTTTAACCAATATAGGAGATTATTTTATGATATCCCTAAACAAGGAGAATTTTCCCATGAAAGATTAATTATAGATAGTACTGATTATTTTAGAAATTTTATTGATCCTAAAGACCAAGAAATACAAAATTTAAGTGCTCGGATACAAGAACTAAGTTTAGAAAATCAAGACTTACTACAACAATTAGCAATCCAAGAAGTTGAATCAGAAGTA